TTAGTATCCTGGGCGCTGTTCTCATCACCTGATAAAAACCTATGTAATGTATCAACAACAATAATTTTAGGTTTAGTTTTTAACTTTCTTAAGTTCTCAACCGTTCTTTGATAGCCAGCAGGAGTGTTTAAATCTAAACCATCTTTGCTAATATACATATCCAATGTATTAATATCTCTTTTGTGTTTCCAAGCGGCTATTCTTGACCTCACACCATGATGTCCTTCACCACATAAATATACAACTGTGCCATTTTTTACTTTATGTCCACCCCACCCATTTAGATTAGATGCAACAGTTAGGCACATATCTAATACAACAAATGTCTTTCCACCTCCGCTTGGGCCATGAACCATCATTAATGATGAATCCTGAAGCCAACCCTTTATTAACCATTTAATAGGAGAGGGTTGTTGACTAAACTCATCAGCAGGGATTAACCAATCCTCTATTTGTGGATGCAGCAATGAAATTAAATCATGACCCGATTGAACATAATCATTAGCATCGCCTTCAATAGGTATAACCACAACCCTGCCACCAAATTTAGCTGAGGCTTGTTCAGCATATCTCTGGCCCACCCCGCTTTTATCATTATCAGCTACAATAATAATTTCTTGTTGATCGCCATACTTACCTCTAATTATCTCTGTAACTGATACTAGATTGGAGGCAGAATAAGCTACGATACAATTTGAGCCAGTAGCTTCATTTATAGTGGCTGCTGTTGCAAATCCTTCCGCTATATAAATAACTTTTGGTGTTTCTATGCCACCCAATGTCCAATACTTACCACCTGTAGCTCCGCCTTTATGATATAGCTTAGATCCATCATTAGCTATGTATTGAATGGTTGATAAAGAACCGTCCTGATTAAATAAAGGTACGACTAATCTACCATCACCCGTTACCCTTGCGCCATGTACATTAATACCTTTACGTTTTAAGTATGGATGATCTGGATGTGCAGATGTACAATCCTGCCAAATCTTCTCAACCGTATTACTGACTATTTCATGTTGCTTTTTTAATTCTTCATCACGTTTAGATTTAGCTTCCGACATTCTTCGTGTATGAGCCATTTCTTCAGCAGGTGAAAACTTACGACCAATATCAGCTCTAAAAGACATTTCAATACCGGAGCGCCAATCTCCAAATCGGCCTGCTGGTATAGAATCATTAAATGCGATATACCATCCTGTTTTATCACCAGATCCTCCAGATCCTTTTGTGCCTGATTTAAATCTATGGATATTACCGTCCATATATATAGTATCTGGCGGCTCAAGTCCTGCATCTAAAATAGCATCTTTTAACTGTATCTCTGGCGCATCAAATATTTTTTCAATAGGAGGAATAAAATTACCACCTAATATATTAATAAGATCAGCCATTAAAATACTCGCTTAATTTTGAAATAACTCTATAGGTTGGATTAGACTTTTCATTATCTCTGATCTCTCTGATTGTATTAAAATGAATGCCCGTTTCTTTTGCAATGATTGATACCCGTCTATCTTTTAAAAGCTTTCTAATTTGTTCAAGTGTTAGCATGATTATTCCCTTATGGTTTATGTTTTAAACATATTACCACACAATTAAATGTTGACAATTAATATTTTAATGTTATCATTATGACCTAAGAGCTAACCGGATGTCCCGACCAGCTTATAACTAGGAGTATAAAAATGGCTATTAAGCTAAAAAACACATCTGATGTCCATACCAACGGAGTAAAAATCCTTGTATATGGTCATGCAGGTGCAGGCAAAACAACCCTTGCCACAACCATGCCTAACCCTGTCATTATATCGGCAGAAGGCGGCTTGTTATCAATTAAGGATAGCAATATTCCTTATATTGAAGTATCAACTATGGATGATCTAAAAGAAGCCTATTCTTGGCTTTTAACTGAAGAAGGCCAAAAGTTTGACTCTGTTGTCTTGGATAGTTTATCTGAAATTGGAGAAGTTGTATTAATTCATGAAAAAACTGTTTCTAAAGATGGTAGAGCTGCTTATGGTGAAATGGCAACTCAAATGACAGCTTTAATTAGAGCATTTAGAGATTTACCTAATAAGAACGTATTAATGACTGCTAAAGTTGAGAAATCATCTGATGAATCAGGACGTTTACTTTATGCACCATCAATGCCTGGTGCAAAATTAGGCCAGCAATTACCTTACTTTTTTGATTTGGTGTTAGCGTTAAGAGTTGAGAAAGATGCTGAAGGTATTGCTCAACGCGCTTTAATGTGTGATTCAGATGGTCTTTGGACAGCTAAAGATCGTTCTGGAAAATTACAAGCATGGGAAGCGCCAGATTTAGGTAACATCATTCGAGAAATTGGAGGTGAAAAATGAGCAGAAATATTGGTTTAAAAGAACTTTCTGCTAAATGGCTTGAATGTAAACATCAGGAGCAACTTGCTATTGATGAACGTAGATATATTGAAGATCAAATGCAATCTTTAATTGGATTACCAGTAAATCATGAAGGTGTTGAAACTGTTAATCCTGATGGTTACATTGTAAAAGTAACTGGACGTATTGATCGTAAAGTTAATGGTGAAAAAGTGCAAGAGATTGCGGCTGAGCATGGATTAACTGAACATTTATCAACCTTATTTCGCTGGACACCTGCTATCAATGCTAAAGCATGGAAAGCAACATCAAGCGATATTACAAATATATTAGCAGATGCTATTACTGCTAAACCTGCTAGACCCACTTATAAAATTATTCAAACAGAGGAATAAATCATGGCTTTTTTAGATACAACTTTTAATGCAACTGACTTACCAGAATCACAATCAACTGGTGAATTTCTACCTTTACCTGAAGGATGGTATGACGCAACCATTAATGGTGCTGAATTAAAAACTACCAAAGCAGGTAATGGACAATACATTGCTGTTCAATATTCAATTATTGGGCCAACTCATCAAGGTCGTGTTGTATTTGGTAATTTAAATATTCGTAACCCTAATGTTAAAGCCGAAGAAATTGGTAGACAACAATTAGGTGAGATTATGAGAGCTATTAATTTAGCTTCTGTTTCTGATACCGATCAACTTATTGGTGGCAGTTTATCTATAAAGTTATCCATCAGAAAATCTGAACAGTATGGAGATTCTAATGATGTGACTCGTTTTAAAGCATTATTAGGTGGAGTTCCTGTAATGCCTAAAGCATCACCCACCACTTCAAATCCATCCGATAAATCACCACCTTGGGCGGCTAAGTAATGGAAAATAATGATACTGCATTTATTCCTCCTAGAAATAGAGATCCTTGGACTAGAGAAGAAACTTTAGCTGATGGAAACCTTCCTGAAGATATTGATGAGCCATTATATAAAGATATGAATGGCGATTACATTTAATAAATATTAAATCAACGCACAAGGATGTGCAAAACTTGAGAAAAAATAATGAAAATCCCAGAATCAACTCATTCTATATCTTCTCTTATAAACCAAGCCCACCAAGATAGACAAGAACCTCCGAGACCTCATTTAGGAGCTTCTATGCTTGGGCATCCATGTGATAGATGGTTATGGTTATCATTTAGATGGTCAGTTATTGAAAAGTTTGATGGCAGAATACTTCGTTTATTTAGACGTGGACAACTTGAAGAACATACTATTGTTTCTGATCTTAGAAGTGCTGGTTTAGATGTTAGAAATACTACACAAAATCAAGCGCGTGTTGATTTTGGTAAACATGTATCCGGAAGCATGGACGGTGTTATCTATTCCGGTGTTCCTGAAGCACCAAATAAACAACATATTCTTGAAATAAAAACTCATGCGCTTAAATCATTTGATGACTTAGATAAGAATGGCGTTAAAAAAGCAAAGTTAATGCACTGGGTTCAAATGCAAGTTTATATGTTGGGATCTAAAATAGATCGCGCACTTTATTTTGCAATATGTAAGAACGATGACCGTATCTATACTGAAAGAGTTAGGCTTGAAGAAGCAGTTGCTCAAAAATATGTTGAGCGCGGACATAAAATAACTTTATCTGATCGTATGCCTGAGCCATTAAGTTCAGATCCTAGTTGGTATGAATGTAAATTTTGTGCTGCTCATGAATTTTGTTTTAAATCAAAAATTACTAAAGAGATTAATTGCCGTACATGCGCCCATTCAACTGCTATAGATGACAGCACATGGCGATGCGAAAGACATGATGCCGACAATATCCCTTATGATTGGCAGTTAAAAGGGTGTGATTCTCATGTATTGCATCCAGACATTGTGCCTTGGCAAAGAAAAGATGGTGATGATAATAATGCCGTTTACATTATTAATGGCAAAGAAATAACTAACGGTGAATATGGTTATAAATCATCTGAGCTTATTGCTAATCTTGATGCGTGTTTAAGTGAAGATAAAAACATAGATAAATTTAAAGATATATTTGGAGCGAGGATTGTTGGATGAAATTAAGAGAGTATCAACAACGTGCTATAGATGATCTTTATAAATGGTTTGGTAATAATAAGGGAAACCCATGTTTAGTATTACCAACAGGATCTGGTAAAAGCCATATTATTGCTGCTCTATGCAAAGATGCTTTGCAACAATGGCCTGAAACTCAAGTATTAATGCTTACTCATGTTAAAGAATTGATACAGCAGAACGCTGAAAAAATGAGAGAGCATTGGCCTGGAGCGCCAATGGGTATTTATTCATCCAGTTTAAATAAACGTCAATTAGGTGAACCTATTACTTTTGCAGGTATTGGCTCAGTTAGGAAAAGAGCTAAACAAATAGGTCATATTGATTTAATTATTATTGATGAGTGTCACCTAGTGTCGCACAAAGATGAGGGAGGTTATAGAACTTTATTATCAGAACTATTAGAGATTAATCCTGCATTACGAGTAAT